AATACAACGGATTGGCCTCATCAAGCATGAGTTCAATACTTGCTTCTGAATACATTGGCATTCCCATTTGATTAACCCATCCCTGTTTATGAGAAAAATCACATTTGGTAACAAAATATATTAGAGGTACTGATGCAACGCCATAACTAAATAATACTCTTGGATTTGGTTTAAATTGTCCATCAGAAAAACCAGTAATACCAACAGCTTGATTTCTTAACGCATCAAGCTGTTTTACAAGTAAGGCATTTCCTATTGTGTTATTTTTACTTAGAAGCGGTAGAGTAAAAGAAATTTTTCTATTGCCACCACCACCATAATTCACTGGTTGATAATTGAGTCCTGGAATCGCAGTTTCAGTTAAAACTATAGGTTTTGAATCTGATATATCTGAGGGAATAAACGGAGATAAAATCAACTGCAGATTATCAATGTCAAACATATAAAATGGTAAATGGTGTGCGAAGTTTTTGGTGTTTACAAATGAAGCCAATTACCACCTCCCCGAAGCAGATCCTTGTTTTTCTGTGGTTTTTTGAATTGATTTATGTACTGCTTTTGCCGTTTCGTCTGGATTTTTGCTACCATCAACCTGAATATATACATTCTGTTGACTGTTATCATTGACAGTATCTCCTTGAATAACGCTTTTAGCTTTTCCAATTGCTCTAACGGTATTTTGGGCTGCGTCCATAAAACCAGCTTTAATTTTATTTGCCCTTTCGGTAGTCCTTTGTTTAAAGTCCTGTTCAAGTTCTCGTACTTCTTCTTTAGTACCGGTAAGTTTAGCTTTCGCCCATTTTATCGCAAAAACCGTAGCATCTATTTGTTCAGCAATCAAAGACAATGCTGTAGATATCATAAAAAGAATAGGTTTTAATGTAGTACCAAGAATTATACCCAAAACTTTAAAGGCTTTCCCAAGCATTTCCGTATCTCCTAACACATCTTTTACCATTCTACCAATATCACTAAATGCATCAAGTATATCCGTAAAATTAGTAGATAAGTCTCCCGCACCTTCAGCAATTCCCTTTACCATTTCATTAAATAAGAACAAAATGTGTCCTATCATTTCACCAATAAAAGAAAACACTGGTTCAAGAAGTACTTGCATAAAAATGACAACTGCAGCAATCTTAAACAGCACAAGGTTTATTATGTCCATTATGCTCTGTGTGGATTTACCAAAGATCTGTTCAATCTTACCGGCTAATTGATCCCAAATTTTACTAAACATAGTAACGAAGCTTATTATTATCTGTTTTATAGTTCTAAAGACATTGGCTATGACATTACCCATCATCACAAACATAACACGATGATCACGTACCCAATTCAAGAGTTTTTGCAATAGTGGTATTAATTCCTTGCGGAGCGGATAAAGTAAATTTCTTTGTATGATGTCACCAGCAATGCCAAATGTCTTAGCAATTTCTGGAATACCACTTGATATGCCGGATTTTATGAAATTACCAGCTTTTACGGCAAGTCCAGTAATGACATTGGCTATAATCATGCCCTTAGCAACCATACCTGAAGACATCTTGCCCATGCCTTTTTCCATGCCACCAAAACCTTTAAGGACTTTGTTTAAAGCCTCCTCAAATTGGGCAACGTCCATGGTTAAAGTAATACCTGGTGATCCTCCGCTCGAACCCATTATTCTTCATCCTCTTGTGACTGTTTAGGATTTACTACATTTTGAATACGTTTTGCTTCGTTCAGCACTATTTCATATTCCCCAATGTCAAGATCTTTGATGTCCTTCAAAGTGAAACCACCTTTTGAAAAAAATGATATCAAAAATGATTCTTGTACGAAAGTATCAAAATCAATATCTATATATTCAAGCGACCCAACCAACCAAAAATTTTCGTCCCGATCTCCGTCTTGGTCATCAATTACCGGAGACCGGAAGCGAAAAAATTTGATGTGTTAACATAAGGTTGCCAGACCTTACCACATGCATGACACATTTTCTCAACTTTATTCTGTATACCATACTGATTCAACCAACCTGCAATCTGATCAGTCGTCTGCATCATGTTTCTATCTTCTTCGAATAGCTTTAAACCAAAGGCATTCCGGAATTTTGAATCTACCTCTACTCCGTCTACTTTGACGATACATTCGGCATATTGAGCAAGCTGCAGTCTTACTTTATCAGACCTGCCATACTTTTGAAATGCTGATATGCTATTTTCAAGTGTTGGAAATCTGAGTGTAACATTGCTTGCAGACACTATTATGTTTTTGGTGACTGCATCAATGATTTCTACCGGTTCTTTAAATTCAATAGTAAATTCCCCGTCATCACCTTCTAAATATTTGGTTGTCAACTGTGATATAAAATCCCTGGTATCATATTCAATTCCGTCTTTAGAATAGACTTCACTGATCACCTGAGTCTGACATCTTGGGCAGAAATAAACTCCTTCAATACCATCATCATCTGGGTTCATCATGACTACAGCTTTGAGTGCCAAAAAATCCGTAGATATAAAGGGCAGTTTTGGTATTAAGGATTTAATTGCTATTGGGTCATTGATAGTTGAATCATCCGTTTTAAATTCAACAATAGAACCATGAAGGAATGTTCGCATTCCCGTGAACAAATCTCCTGTTTGATCGATTACTTTTTTAGTGTCTGCAAGAACAGACGCTTTTGGTTTTTGTATTTCACAATATCGGTATGCTACTCCTTTGTGAAAAATAGGTACTGGCAATTTCATGTTAACTCCTTTTTATGATAATGTTATGATGTCCCATGGTATAATAGTAATTGTGATCTTCGCTGCCTGTGGGTTTCCTGCTTCATATGCAGGTTTTACTTTCTTGATACATTCGCATGATTGCCAGAGAATCCTTTCAAATTCTGCCCCCGATGCATCAGTACGGACAAGTATGGCATCTTTGATTTCGTCATTATCATAAAAACTGTTAAAAAATGCCAAGGCATTGTTATTTCGCTTTATGATATAATCAAGTTCAATTGCTGGAATTGTGGTTACACCTGATTGAATAAGCCTTTTTCTTTTAAATTCAGGGATTTCGATAGTGGATTTTTCAAGCGTAACTTCCTGTACTCTTGATAATCCATCAACCTCTACTCCATCCCAATATATTTTGGCTTTCTCAGCCATAGCGCGTTTCTGCACAATAAACCTCCATTTATCCTTATATTATCTTAATATCAATCCAACACCAATTTTTATAGAAGCTGCAGGAGCAGGATATGTAAACCAGCTATCAATATTGCGCTCTCCCGCATTAATATTTGCCTGTGGATTATTAAATAAATCTGCCTGTACTTGCACATGATCTTCAAATTTTGTAGCAGATCCGTCTGTATTCAAGGACTGACCAAAAGTTTCACCCTCCGGAACATATCCAGTAGACCCACGTGACCATAATAAAAGGAAAAAAGCCAATACTGCATCACGGCTTACTTTTATTCTATCAAAATTGTTTGGTTCGTTGATTGTATCTGCAAGTGAATCCTTCACAGAGACCTTGATGAACTCCCTCATGAGTATTCCGTTCGCAAACTTAAATTCCTGAGTAGTAGAAGGCGTATAAAATGAACGAACTGTATATCCAGAGCCTTTGAGATTTTGCGTAACGTTAATACCTGCATTACAGAGATCAGTACGATCTGTTTCATTAGGAAAATCCACACCAACAATCCCTGTAATTCCAAATACAGGTAATTGGACTACTGCAGGTATGTAGTGAATACCCAATGTTCCGATGCTGCGAATCCAAAGTCCCATCACATGGCCAACACTTGGAACATTTCTGTCTGGAGAAAGTGTGCTTGTAGAAAATGGATCTGTTACCGTGTACCAATGCGCCTGTATTACACCCAAGACATCATCACTTCTTTGGTAATTATTTCCTATTGTGATAAGTTGTGCTTTTGTGCGATTTTCAGCAATATTATAAATCGTTTTTGGATTATCATCACGACCACGGCAATATGTTTCTATTGCTTTTTGGATCGTTACATCTGTAGTTTCGCAGTTTGCAATAAATCTTACTGGAAGATTATTAAGAGCAGTCAAATCTGATGCCCAATGTGCAGCAGTGGTTGGTGCTGTTCCATCTGCGCCAGTAAGAAGATATGTTACTGTGGCAACTTCTGCTGGAAATGTTTCATTGGTTGTACTTGCAGATCCCAAGTCTGTAGCCATTAACCATTTATTTGACGAATGTACGTTGTTTACGTAAAAATCAGATATTTCGGCTTCCATGGTACACCAAACTTTACCAAGTTCAGTCTCCACTTCGGACACTACACCATTTATTGATTGACGGTAGGTTTTGAGCTGAAATCCCAATACTGTAACTGCGACAGCATCTGCAATAACCGCGCCTGTTACACCGGCAAAGGCAATTTTATTTGTCGCTTCGTCAACTCCAGTAACCTTTCTATATATTGGGCTAGTGTGTGCAACTTTGATAATGTCACCCACCTTTACACCAGCTACGCTATTTACTACCACGAAAAGATCTGATGCTCCTGTTGCACCATTGAGTGCTGTAGTAAATCTTGCTCCATTTACAATCTTATACCCTGTTCTGTTGCCGGAAACGCCATAGTCTTTTACAGATTGATAAGCTGATTCAAGTTTCAATGTGGATAGTGGTGATCCTGCCTGATCGACTAACGTTGCGAGTGCGACTACTGCATCAATCGCAGTGCCAAAGCCAACATGAGATTTTACGTAAAGCTTGCCACTCGTACCTACGATGTTGTCAAAAAATCCCTTTACTGCATCGTTACCATACCAAGACGATATGATGTTTGATCCAAAGATTTCATGAAATTCGTCCGGACTGTTGCAAAGCCATGCTTGGAGATATTTCCGTTCAAACTGTCCGATTATTCCACCAATAAGGAAATCACTTGGCTGTACTGTTTTTGATTTCTTCGTTGGTAAACTTTGAGCATATATACCCTGCTGTCTTAAATTCGCCATTTTACTGTATCTCCTTTATTACGAAATATTCTGCTACTTGAGGAAAATCCAAATGATTTACTATCCATTCTTCAACTGTACGCGTTTGTCTTGGCTCAAAATTGATACAAGTATTTCCAACATGCAGATCAAAACTGCGATTTTGTTTGAATGTTAAACTATACTTGCGATTTTTAGAGGGGCTGTAATTTGATTCTATTGCTCCGGTTTTGTTGGGTTTAGAATTTTCTCCAACTTCGTTTTCTTTGGCCATCGTTCCTCCGATGTATACTTATATATAAATTCTTTATTGCACTTCAGAATCTATTTTTATTGTTTTCGTAATAGGTAGTGTTTTTCTATCAAAAATGTCTTCCTGTATGCCCACTTTGCAGGATATTTCTACCTTAGGAATGTAATTGTAATTTTCAGCTGGTTCCATCTCTTTAGCAGATCCATAAAAATCTATTTCACACCGGCGACCACCAACCCAAACCACCCTACCGCCTATCATCCTGCGTACTACTTGCGAAAGTTTAGCTAAGAGTCCATCTTGTCTTGCTTCACAATCTATGAGCAACGTGTAATTTTGATATGATCCTTCCATTCTTTCAGAAAAAGTATCATCAGTCTTGTATGAATCCACAAGCATTGATATACCATTATCAATCTTTTCTTCTTCGGGTTCCATACCCCATATGGTTATAGAAGGAACAAGTATTTCCTTCTGTCTTATACCATATTCTATGGGAATAAATAATTCAATCGTTGCAGATGTGTAGGAGTGAACAAGGGATTTACCATCATAAAGATCAGTAAATTCAAACGTCAAGACATGCCGTATTGCGATTTGATGAATTTCAAAATTTGTTCCGTCATAGATCTTTATACAAGCATATCTATCAATGTATTCCACATCTGAAGGAAATATGATAGATGTGACCCCTGACACAAGATTGGCAAGTGTGCCCAAGGTTATTTTAGCAAGTTTATCCCTGTAGTATTCAATCTGTTCCTTTACGCCAATAAAAATATCAAGAGGAACATCCTGCTTCTGCAATACAAAATTGGATAGTACCAAATTATCTTCACCGGCCACAGTTTTTGTAATCTTAATTTTGTCTATAGTGGTGAGTCCTACAATATGCAGGCTGATGTCCGTAAATGTATCATATATTGGCAAGTAATATTCCTTACCTGATGCACCAAAGGCAATTTTATAAGAAAAATCTGCAGACGATCGATAATCCTGCTTACCGTGATTTTGACTGAACATATGAAAGATGATATCTTCAAATTCTCCGATAGTAATAGCCACGGGAAATACATACTCAATATACAATCCAGTAGCTGTACCGAAGGATGCCATAATTGCAGCAGTATTTATACCGGCAATCATTTCAGAAGTAACGCCAGTAAGAGATGCACCAGAGGATGCAGTCCATCCAGTTGTAGAATCAGCTTTAAGTATACTCTGAATCATTCGTCATGCCGTCCTTTTTGTTTGTATATTTTTATGTACTTTTTTATTTCAGATAATCCTTTTCCGTTATTTATGTAGTCGGCTTCGAGTCTTTGAAAAGTCTTTTTTGGGCTTTCTACACGTTTCTTGTAAAGCTCATAGGCCATGCGAAGTGCCGGTCTTTTAGGAATATTAATAATCGTACCATTTTTAAGGACAATCTTCTTACCCATTTCATGCATAGTGAAAAGATCAGATAATTTCATTCTTTTTGACCAATGATAACCATCTGATGCATGGATATTGTATCCACCTTTAGCGGGTCTGATTCTAAGCATGTTTGAATATGAAGTTTCCTTTGGTGCTTCATCACCATTTCCGTATAATGGAACTTCTGGTAAACTAAAATCCTGACGTTTTTTGGCTTCCACACTTTCGGGTTCAAGTCTTTTTAAATTGAAAGCATCACTTTGTATACCATCATGAAAGATCCGGATTATTTCTAGAGCATGAAATTTCATAATACCCATACCAAGTTCTTTAGTCATCTCTTTAAACTTTTCAGTCCGTTTAATTTTTGCTTTAAATTCCTTGGATAAAGTAGCTTTTATCATTTCTTAAATAACCCCAACACCACTGTTGAGTAAGTGTCTGCAATATGTCCAATTAAAGACTTATTTTTTAAAACGTACGTTTCATCGTTTACAATCACTTCAGCTTTTATGAGATTAAGGTCTTTTGTTGCATCAATCCCATTTAAATCCCAATCCTTTTTAGAAGTGGTTACCATCAAATCAACTTTTTCTTGAATACCGGCCTTTTCAAGTTGCTTTTCTGTAGGATTATATGTAATTGGGTACGCCTTTATTGTAAATACTTTGTTTGTAGGAGCAGTCTGTTTCTTCTTTATGGAATTGTAATCGTCTCTGGTAATAGTGTCTTCTGCATTAAAAATGATAGTAATATCATTACCATATCGATTAATCCAATATCTTTCATCTTCAATTATTTGATTTCTTTCAAGAGCAACTCCGGCATCAACCATTATGCACCAACTATAGATGTTGTATAACTTTTAACTAAGGAATGTCCCCATCTGGCTAAGTCATTTCTAATTTCAGTATACATCGAACGGTTACCAAATGATTTACTCACTTGTAAACCCACGCCGCCGCCGCCGGTACGGTTACCAATCATACCTAAAATCTGCTCTGCAGCAAAATATTTCATAGCTTCCACTAAATCCTTTGGAATGTCCACTGCACCAGTAGTATAAGTGACTTTTATGTTCATGTCGCCCTTAGCAAAGAGCGGATAAATGTTAGGATTGGTTTCTATGGATCTTCTTGCCTTGATTATTCCCAAATCCGGTATTACTTCAATAGCGTCTTTCGTAATTACCCAAGTATATGCTCCAGACAACACGTACCGAATTTCATCAAGTGATACTATCGGCTTGTAATTTAAAAACATTAGTCCATTTCCCTGACCTGAATGGTATTCTACATGCTGCTCAGTACGACCTATTGCAAAACCTGTCCATTTTTCTATAGTTGGGATTATGAAATTGTCAAGTCTGTCTGCAATCCACTGTACAGAACAAAAATAATAATCCTTTTTAGATAATGTTATAGTACCAGTACCGTTATCATTGAGGATTATCGGAATTCCAGCCATGGCATTTACATAGCTGAGTGCTACTTTTATGTGAAGAGGATCATCAATTATCGCATAATATGTTACACCTGCAACGAGTGGCAAAGGAGTATCCGCACCCGCAAGTACTACCATGTTTCCATCTTCATATGATAAACCGCCACCAACTGTTAGTCTACTCGTCACATAATCGGCTGTCACAACTTCAGAAGAGATTGTCTTTGTGGTTTCCAAATCGTAGCTTTCGAGTAGCTTTATTATGTCAATTGGTGACGGTTTAACTGGCATTATTTTTTCTCCTATTTTCACCATCAAATGGTTTAGCGTCTCGTCTACGTTCGCAGCGGTCTTCCATCATCTCTTTCCATTGTCGGAAATTTTCATAACCTGCAACAAGTGTGCTCGTCCGTTCACTGAGGCCATAAACTGTCTGAGTAAACCAGGATCTCCCAATGTCTCGTTCATGTATATTTGATTGATCGGTTTCGATAATACTAATTCTTTTGTCTTGTTTACGGAGTAAACGATATTGTTTGACAATGATTGCAAATGAAGCACTAGCAAGGCCAATGAAAGCACTACCGACACCGCCGATAATCCAAAACAGAGTATGCATATTTTTAACGAATTCACCGACAGTTTGGTTTTGCAAATCAGACATTTCATCTTTCTCCCTTTCCTTTCCACCTATTTATCAAACTTAGTCGCACCCGTGCGCTATATATTCTTGCGTCTTCGGTTCTGTCGTAGGTGCTGTTATCGAAAGTAAATCTTGTCGAATGGTCAATAGCGCAATCAATCGCCGCTGCAAATTGATCCGGATCGTCAATAAGCTTGTAGCATAGTAGCCCCATTGCGTTATACAAAAATAATTTAAGCTTTTTTGCCATGCCATAGCTCCAACCTCTTTAATTATGCATACTCATGATACATAAGACTAATGACTGCCGTATTTGATGTTCCCAACTGTGAAGCAATTTTTGCTTTGATTTGGGTGTTCGCCGGTATGACTGAAGTCATCATTGGTAGATGTGGTGTTGCTCCCACATTTGTCGTTCTTGTAAAGCGAATTCTGCCTACCTCAACTTCAGAAGCGTCTGCACCTGCATATAATACCAATTCAAATGTATCATTTGCATTATAAGCAGCAACATGTACATGATGAATGTCAAATGGTTTCGTGATAACATTTGTTGGAACAATGATAGCAAAAGCTCCCAATGCCCAGGCCGCAACACCCCCCGTGACTGTTACTCCATTAGCTAATGTAGGAATAACTTTTTGATGAGAATGGGCATGATCAAAGAGTGCATCGGATTTTCCAAATATAGAATTGGTTGATTCTGTGTCAAATGATGTCCCTATTGCATCTGCCATAACTGTAATTGCTGCAGAAGCTGAAGATTGACCTGTGACAAGTCCATCTACTTTTCCACTTATGACTGCAACGTCATTACTGAGAGTCGCAACATCAGATGTTGGATTATGTTCATGTCCCATTATTGTACCCTCAGAGTTATTTTTGAAGTGCCTGCATTAGCTTGTACCATTTTGATAGCTGTTACTGGTGCGAATATTGCGCCAATAGCTGTTGTTACTGCACCAAATGACCACGCAATCCAGGTAACCCCCGTTCCGGATTTAACCACACTCACGGGGTCTGTAGTTGTATGTATTGTAGCTGTAGCACCATCTGCACCTTGTGCAGTAACTGCGATGCTTTTTACATCATCAGGAATGAGCACTGATTTTGAATCTCCTGCAGCTGCTAACGATTCAGAATACTCAAATGCACTACTTTTATCTCCACCATCTGCAGCTTGTGCTACGTTCATCTCAGTATATTCGTATGCCATTTTAACTCCCCCAACTTAAAATTACTTTATTTCTTTTTTACACATTAAACATGTTTTATCTGCCATTATCTTACCAATACCCGCGTGCAATAAAATTGCATAAAGTCATAATACACTAAATCAGTAGCCGCTGCCGCATAAACCCCATCAAAATATGCTTTCAACGTGGCTTTTATATTTGACCATGTAACCTTTGACAGTACTGTACCTACTATCTTATAAAACGTAAACTCGTCTGCGTCGAGTGGCGTTGTTTGTGCGCCTGATCCGGTTATTATTGCCGCGATCCGTGCGGCCGTCTCATCGCCTGTATTTGAACCTGATATTCCTGAAAGTTTAGACTGTTCTGCTGTTGTATAATCATTTGTCGAAAGTCCTTTTCCAGTTTCTTTATCAACTTTATTTCCAAGAGTCGCCTCTCCAATATATGTAGTTACTGAGTCCACAACATCAATTATTATTTTATATAACCCCTGAGAGAGCACAATCGACCCGTCTTCATTTCCCAATGCTGGGATTGGATTACCTATGGGTGAATGTACAAATATATTGTTTATTCCCATTTTTTTTCCTCAAATAACTTCAAGAAAGAACCCGTACTTCCACACGGGTTCAAACTTAAAATTACTTTTGATAGTCGAGTTCGCCTTCAGTGAATAGGTCTACACTAGACACCTTTCCAGATGCCTCCGTTTTGACTTTTTCAACTTTTGGCTCTACTACAACTTCTTCTACTACATCATCTTCTTTTTTACCAAACATCTTAATTACCTCTTAAATTATGTTGGTGTTACGCCAAAACCACCTACTTTAGAACCAACTGGAGAAGACACCAGCACCTTTCCAGAAGCCGAAGCTGACCATGCATCACAATTGAAGAGAGTGCTGCCATCAATTATGATCTTACCTGCAGAAGGTACGCCCACCACTACTGCTGGTGAAGCATTCACTGATATAAAATTGCATGCTTCAAATGTAACATAGGCATAATCTCCGCCAAGATCCACATCTGCTTTTACTGGAATCATCGAAGTACTGGAAGTGTTTATGATAAACTTACATCCAATGAAGTGTGTACCAGCATTTAGACCACCAAACTCGACCAGTGTTCCTGCTGCAGATGCCCAAACTACCGTCCAATCTCCGAAAGTGCAACCACGGAAAGTTGTTGAACGAACGCCATTTGTGAGTACCAGCATGCGCCAAGCCTGACTTCCGCCAGATTCAGTTACATGAAGAGCACCATCAAAATGACATCCTTCAAAATAGTTGTAATGTGCTGTCGCCGTAAGAACGACACCGTTTACATTTGTGGTGCTTCCGCGACCAAATTGCCAATGAATGTTTTTAAAAACACACCCGGAGGCGTCAATTGTAAACATCGTTGTAAAATTTGCACTGTGTCCGATTCTAGCCCTTCCACCGAAAGCAGTATCTCCTGCAAGACCCACAAGGTGAGTGTAACTTTTCCCCCATGTGAACGCCACTGCAAGATTAAGTGCAGAAGCTCCACCAATAACAAAAAGGATTTCATTTTTGTTAGCAGTGAGTTTTGCATAAGCATATGGCAAAGTCTTGAATGCGGTTTCGGGAGAAAGACCGTCATAGTCATCATTCCCATTTACGGCATCAAGATACCATTTTTGTCCTAATTGTGCTCCACCGGCAAGAGCATTTTTCAATTTCTCGCCAACACCAAAAACTTGATTTACTGGCATTGCATTCGAAATTGCTTGTGCTTCTTCGGCTGATAAGTAACTGTTATTCATTTTTCCCTCGCTACTTTAAAATTTCTGTTCGTATCAGTAAAAATCCTGCTTTAATCATGTAATCTTTTATTCTCTCTTCGAAAGTCCTAACGATCGATTCAATTATTGGGACTGTAACCATTTCACCATCAAAATCTATTACATAATCAACATTTACCTTGTGATTTGTAGTAGAATCGGGGTGGAAAAGAACAAAACATTTTACATCTTCCTGCTCTTTCTTTACTGATATAGGAAGCGGGGTCTGAAACCCCGCCCTATCTTTGGATTCCTTGGCTTGGAGTTCTTTGTACTCTTTTGCCGTTAGGAGTTTCATTAACTTACTCTCAGACCTCTATACATTACGCTTGTGGCTTCAAATGAAGGAACAAGTGCTGCATAAGTCTTCACTAAGAATGGCATTTCGTCATCAACCTTAGCAAGTGGTTCTACCGACACTAGACCATTAAATCTTGATCCACCAGTATTGGTATACGCAAGCTTTCCAAGACCCTGATATTCATCCAAGTCCCAGAAGAAAATAGTTTCTGGAGCAATTCCACCAGTAGCAACAAGAGGCTTGTCTGCCTGACGTGCAGTAGGCACTGTCGTGTCTGCCGCTACGCTAAGCATTGATATTGCATTGTTGTAACCAGTGATCGTACCAGATGCATCATAAGTGAAAGCTGCTACTTGTCTAATGAGAGTGTGATTTGTTGCTGAAGTTCCATAATATATTTTATATCCGATTGCGCCAGCATATGCCGTAAATGAAAGAAGAATTTTTTGTGCTGTTCCCCCACCCGAAAGCGTAATTGGGGCATCAACACAAGCAAGCTCTTCACCATTATAAGTTATAGGAGCAACCATGAAATGGTAAGTACCATCAGAAAGTGTTCCAGTACCAGTACCTGCTGCAGTAGGTGTAACTGCAGACATAGTAGCCTTTGGACGACAAGCAGAAGAAACGATTATCGGAATGTCACGATAAGCATTCATTCTCCATCCACCTGGTACTTCAACTGTAGAAAGCCCACCACCAGAAAGACCCTGTGTAAGTCGAACGTTTGTAAGGAGTTGAGATACTTTGGAAAGCATCTGAGGACTCATTACAAAAGCATTTCTATGATGTGAACCCTGTCTTTCCTGGTTGGCATCAATCATGTTATCAAGGAAATTCAGATTTGTAGGCACTTTTCCACCGACAGCCTCATTTATGCGATTAGTAGTAATGAACTGGTCAAGACCACTAAACTCATATGGATTTGCTTCTGCATTTCCATAAAGCATGTACGTTGAAAGGTCAAATGCATGAGCAAGAAGGTGGTTTTCCATCTCCGCAGCTGCTGCATCAATAAATTTACCTGAAGCATCCTGCAGGAAGTTGGTCACAGACCCCTTTCTACGGATTACTTTAAGCGTTACGTTGTCCCGTGAGTATGCTGCACGTCTGGTTGGGGTAGTTGCACCCTCACCCATTGCACCACCGGCCTCAGGAAGAGAACTGAGTCTGTTAAACTCATGCAACTTCTGCTGGTCGAATTTTGTGCTTACCATCGCAAGTTCCGGACTGAGACGTACGATCGTGTTTGTGATTACTTCTTCAAGGTGCTGAGGAATGAGTGCTCCACCAATACCAGTAGAAGAATCAAGTGCTTTCCGGATCAGGCTTTTGCTAACATTTGCTGCCTGATTGAACTGTTTTATCACTTGTACCATTTTATTCTATTCTCCTTATCTTCTGATTTTTACTTCTGCACTATCATGAAAGGAAGTGCTTCTGTAAGCGACTTTCTAACATCAACAGGTGCTGAATTTTGAACGTTTCCTGAAGGTGCACCAACAAGTCGTGCTACTCCATCAAGAATGTCCTGTTTAAAGACCTCAGAGTTTACATCTGCAGATTTAGCGACGCGGCTATTTGCTGCTGGTGTTGGCAATGATTTTTTGATTTCGTTTGCAATACCAAGACCCTCTATAAGAGAACCCATGGCTTTTTGCATTTCGTTCTGATCCTGAACAAGACTTTTTACTACTGTGGTTAACTGGCTTACGGCTTTCATAAGCACTTTAGTGTCACCATTTTTTGCTACTTGTTTTTTGTTCACCGAAAGAACCCCTTTTTTGATGAGGGATTTTATCGCTTGAAGTCCTTCTTCTGTGATTGTTGGAAGGTCATCTTCCAGACGGGAATCTGCATCATCAGATGCTGTAGCTCCATCACTTCCGTCTGCCTTTTCAACCCCTTCTTCGTCTTCATTTGGGTCTTTAGGATCTTCTTCTGCTGCTGCGTCGGGATCTGTTTTGTCGTCCTGTGCCATATCTGCAGTGTTTGGATCTTCTGTTTCTGATGCATCTTCACCGTTTTCTATCTGCAACATTTGCTGAGCAAGCTGAGCAATGTTTGATAGCAAAGTCTTTTCCTCGCCACTAAGTGCCATAATAATTTCTCCTTTACCGTTTATTCATTTTTAAATCTGAGTACTGCTTAAGATTGTCATATAATGATTTGTAAAGTTGCATTTTCGTTGGCATGCTTCTAGCAAGTGCCACGCCACCAGATACTTGAGCATTTTGCTCGTCTGGTTGAAATACAGCTTCCGAAGCCAATATAAGTTCAATCATAATTTGTTTGTATTCATCAAAGACTGTATTTAATTGATTTGCCTTGTCCATATTTGCAGGATCACACATTACAGATTTGATTTCTTCACCAAGCGCATCATCTACCATATATCTTTTACGGTAATACATGTCTTTGATTTCGTTTTCCATGATTTGAGAGCGCATCCGACCAGCTATAGCTTTTGCTACTGCCCAGGGAGATTGTTCCCCCAAGGCCTTGTACACTGCATGAGCAATAGAGGTTTTATATGCTGGACGTGGAACGATTACTACTCCATCAAGATCTACTTGATTTATTACTCTCTTTCCACCCTGAGCCATCTGAGCGATTCCGCCATCGGGAATGTTTCCCTCTATAGAAAAACCTTTTTGTCTTGGCTTGGTGTACGGCGGCAAGCCTTTAAGTTGTTTCCACATCTTGTCCGCACGTTCAAGGGTATGAGCACCAACTCCATCTTCTTCATCATATAGGCGATATTCAGTCATCCAATCACCCTCAGGAGTGATATTAGCTTTAGTCATGATACCTATATCATCAGTACCACGAACGCCATGAAGATCTGGATAGAGGAGTACATCACCACTATTTGCCTGATTCATGAAACCTTTTATACATTCATCTGTCATTCGCTCGCCATGACCATCCACAGCAAGACCAGATGACACACCCCTTAAATATCTTCTTTTTTTGCCGTTTTCGTCTTTTTCGACGAGATGCTCAGACTTTACATCATTGTATGGTTGAAAATGGAAGGCTATTCTTTGTGTGGTATCAGGCATCATTGAACCCCTTATTCATAAATAAAATTAATATTTTATATCTTAGAAGATAAAGGTAAATTAAAGATACCATTTAACTCATCTTCCCAATTTTTATTTTTTGATTTTTCAATGCTCTTTTTAATATTTTTATTTGATGGTATTTCTTCCAAATCAATAATTTTGTATTCTAATCCATCTTCTTTATGATTTTCGTTAGACATGTTTACTTTAAATTTCATTTTAGGTATAATTACCTCTTTTTCTTCAGGGTGTTCTGACCGACCATTTGACCATATTGCCACCCCCTGAGTTGAATTTTTAATCCTCAATTTAACAGGGATTTTTCCATCAGTTCTATGAGGCATATCACTGTAATTACCACCTTTTGCGCTAAAACCAGACATTGCTCTTAATTCATATTCACCGGAATTTGTTAATTTGTTTAATGTATCTGGTGACAAAAATGTCTTTCTTGATACTTCACCTTGATATTTTGGTGCATTTTGCATCATGTCCACTAAAAGTTTATATCTTTCTATTTCTTTTTCCCTATGTGGATTACCAGAAATAGTATTACCGCCACTCATTGTTAAATCTTCGGGTTTTACACCCGAAAATATTTGTTGCTCTATATTTCTATAATTTAATTGTGCACCACCCTGCCAATATTGTAAGGCATTAGCTATTTTTTTATGTTTTGAATTGTCTTCGGAATGATTGCCATTTAAAGCTTCATCATAATCATTTTCTGCAAATAAATGTTGATTTTTAAGACCAACAGATTCATAATTCTTTTGAATTTCTTTAGTTATTTCTGCCGGTTTAGCAATATCTATATTTTTTTCCTTTGCAATCTTCTGTGCAGCAATTAATTTGTCCTTGTAATTCATTGCTTTAGGATCAAGACCATGTTCAGTAAGGTAGTTGTTGAGTCCATCTTTTGTCATGGAAAATACACCCTTGTCACCACGTTTCATCATTATTTCGTGTGCTTGATCTGCTGTCATAATACCCACAGATGGCTTCGTTGGTGTTTCCTTTGGCTTCTCTTGGGCATCTGGAGCTTTCGGAGTATTCGTGCCCCCGTCCACTACTTTAGTGTATCCGAAAGTACTCGTCTTTGTCCACTTTGTGCCATCAGGACGTGTAATTGTCTCCCCGATCTGTACTTTCGCAGCTTTCTCTACCGACATATCTACGGTGATTGGTTTCTTTTCAAATCTGTAGTCTATATCACAATTACACCCAATTACCTGCTCAGGAGGTGCATCATCTGAATGTGGATGATCCATGAAATCAAAACCACTGCTGTCTTCACGTTCCACCTTAAATTTTTCATGAACCCCGACAGTAATACCATTCAAACTCAAATGTCCCTGTCTTGGTTTTTTAGCTATGTTATTGTGCAGCCAGGTCTTTGTAACATCAAGATTGGGGTTTCTAATCATTACCCCAGAGATATATGCTTTTTTCATACCATTTACTGCAGACCGGATTTCAGTCACAGCAATAGTATGCACATTTGATGGCATACCATATCTTGGATTTTTCTTAGTGTAATTCTCAAAGGTCTCAGTAATTGTCTGCTGCAGAGCATTTACAACTTCCGGATTAAGTCTCCCTGCATGACGACCACGGAGTTTAAGTAATTCAGGCTTTTGTAGTACTTCCCTCAATTTTTTACTCAGGTCTTCACGTACTGAATCTATTATGATATGACCTTCTGTTGCAGCTTTCCGGAAATGAATTTTTTTGTCTGGAATTATCTGTGTAAGTGCAGGAAGGAAGATTTTTTTGCTTTGCTTCTGCATCGTCTTCTTTGCAATCTCTTTGAATTTTTCATCAGTAGTCCGGACTACAGTTTGAGCAACCTGCCAGGTATTGTGGGCTATGATATCGCCCATTAAATCTCTATATTTTTGACCTGTCCAATCGCTGTATTTCTTCTTTAGTCGGTCTATATGATATTTTGCCATCTATTCAGTCTCAACTTGTTTGAGTTTGGTATAGTATTCCCTGTCTTCACTAAGATGATCACGGGCAATCTTTTCTGCGATCTGTCTGTCATTGGTATGCTCAAACTCTACATCTATACCGGCCATGAGTTCCCTTGGATCTACGTTATGAAGTACTTTCATCTTCTGATCCTTCAGTTCAGTTATATTGCCGGTATTAGCTTTTTTTGCATGACGATCGGCCTCACTAAATGCTATGGCCAAAGCCTGCTTTTTATCCTTTACCTTTTCACCGCTACTACTCTTTAAATCTCCCTTCCCATATTCATGCATGACAGTTTCCATTTTCTTTTTTTTGGGAGATTCTTTAACAACTATTAAATTTTTCCTGAGTACCCTTTCAATGTCCATTATCGCAGTACCTCATTTATATCATGAATTATTTGGTGTTCTGTCTTGCCTTCATTTATCGCAGTATCAAATACTTTGTATACATCATCTGCAATTGCGTTGAAAATAGACACAAGGTCATCCACCATCTCCTGTGATTCCCCAATAACTTCCGCATGAATCATTTTTTGCCTTTTTTGATAGGAGTCATAGAAGTTTCAAGATCAGACATTTTTATTTTAGCCTTTTTAACTCCAGAAGTTTTACCCTTCTTTACTTTCACTTGAGATTTCAGAAGTTCCATTTCAGGACTTTCATTTTTCTTTGCCTTCACAGCAAGACGGGATTTGATTTTCCCACTCTCGATAAAATCAAGCTCCGGATTATTTTTCTTTACTTTTGATTTTACAACTACTGCAAATTTGTCACCAAACAAACTTTTAAATAATGATTTCATAGTAATTTCTTCTCCTTTATCCTTCTTCTTTCTTTTATTATTATTAGACCCTAAACCCACTAGTTTTTGTGGTACTAAGGCCTCTCCACCCGATGCCGTAGAAAGTCCCCCTCCATCTTTTTTAATTTTTGATTTCATGTAAGAATAACCCCTCAAATTTAGTCGCATAAATCCTTATCCATGTATTTGATCTCACTTTCTTCTGACCATCTTTTATCCATGAAGTAATTCGCATAGATTCGGGTATAGGAATAAGAGATACTTCCATTTTTATAAAAAATCCTGCAATCCACCTGAAGAACGGTTTCTTCCATATCCATTTTAATCTTCCCTGAACGTAAAATTCATTTTTAGTCCTGGACTTGGCTTTTGTACTCATCTGGCATCTCCCTATATTTGTAGTGTTTTTTGTTGTACATGCATTGGATCATCAGGTGCTCCGGTAGGTGGTTGTTGTCCTTGTGGTGCTTGTGGTTTATCAAATGCAGGATCATTTATTGGTTTTTCGTTGAGTTTCTTCGTCCGAATCTCATTTACCGAATAAAGTCCAGATTGTAGCATCAATTGATAAAGTTTAAATTCCTCCATTTCATTTTTACCAGCAATAAATTCAAACTTATAATCACAACCAAAACGGTAAGGAATTATGTCTTTATTCATCTGATCTTCGAAACGGGCAAGTATTGGAAGAGTACCTTTATTAAATTCGATAGCTTCCTGTGCATCACTTGTAGATCTACCACTGGTATTATCTGCGCCAGTGAGATTGACTTCCATGTTTGTAGCTCCAAATACCATAGCTACTTCTTCGCGGATCATCTTCTGCCTTTCCATCTGAATGGACATTGTATTCTCACGTGAAAGATCAAGGACTGTAGGCGTTCCATACCCAGACAACACTTTCACAGCCATCTTCCTAGCTTCATTAAATGCTGTTTCAATCCGCTGTTGTTCTTTGGCTTCTATTGGCATTTCCACATTAAGAGAAGGATCACCAAAAGGGGAAGGCTTACTAAAAAGTACCACTTTCTCCGGAGCTTTCGTTCCATCCGCCTGATCTGCCATAAGCTTATCAAACATCAAACTTTCAGCTACTTTGTTGATTAATGCATCTATTGGAAGAAATCCATAAGCACTTGCAGTATTTGGTAAGTACATTACATGACTTATTTCATCAGTGAAGTAAATCTTAATATCAAGGCCACCAGATACCTGAGCAAATGCATTATATCCACCAATATATCTGTTTTTTAGTGGGAAAACTGTTCCCCCAGGTAAGGCATAAAAGTTTTCAAGCTTACCGTTTAGTATTTCCTTGTATATTGACACTGCACCATGTACATGATAGTCGAATACCCATTTTTTAACGAAATCACTCCATTTATCCGCCTGATTTGGCTCAGATAACCAATCTTCAATTTCAGTAGCAGATCTTTTCTTTTCATTCTTTACCTTATTATACCAGCGCATGAGCGAAGCATTAAAATTGGAAAGATCTGGCAATACGTCCGTCAAATACCGTGACACTTCCCTTGATATGTTGTTACGTGCGACTACGTATTTTGTATCTTTTGAATCCTTGTATTCATCATAAATGTCTTTCAAGGATTGAAGGTATTCTGATTTTTTTTCTTCTACTTCAAACTTAGGAACTACACGCCACTTATATGCACTTATCTTCTGCGCACGACCATTTATTACACCAAAGATTGGTGAACAAAGTCTTGTAATATCTATTCTATCCTGGACTGATGTACCAACAAAAGGAACATCATAATTTGCAGTAACAATTACACCGTCTTTAGTACGACCAGCAAGAGGCATCGTCTGAGTAAAACTGTAAACGTTCAGTCCTCTTTTGTTTTTATCATCTCTTGTATATAGGTTTTCAGTACCGGCAAGGTGACTCATGCTCTTGTTGACATTATTTGCATTTGACTGCTCTATCATGTATTACCTCAAATTTGTGGATAGTCGTTTTGCAAGCATCATGTAACCGCAGGAGTGGAAATAATGGTCTGGTTCAGTTCCTTCATCCCAATAATACCTGTCTTTATCTTGATCATATATTCTAGTTGATACTGTCATCTGTAAATAAAATCCTTCTATACTTGGTGCATTCATTGGTAAATCAAGCTTCTGCAACAACACCATTTCTTTTATAGTATCAAGCTGATACGTACGATCAGTAGTTATAATCTTGTCTTCCATATTTATAGTGTCTCGTTTTTCCCCACCATAAAAGCACATGAACATCCCAGGAATGTTTGCACAAATCTTTCTGCTCATTCTGTTTTCGGGCATTGCATCAATAACCCCAAACTTTACATTATATCTTTGGGCAAGTTCTATTATTTCCATTTCCTCACGGACTTGACCAATAAAGAGTACCTGCAATCTTTCCCCATCAATCTTGGCGATCATCACATGCATCGTCTTTCCAACGTCTATACCCATTACACAAACATCATCACTGTGATCTGGTATGTTATAATCAACCACACATTCATCAAGCATAGCTACAGTAAGCTTTGCCCCCTCACTTTCATATGTCTGTCCCAAGTCTCCATTATAGAAACGCTCCATTATGGAATCATTTCCAAGTCCTCTAACAAACCGGTCTACAAGATCTGCTACTGTATTGTTTGAACTAAACATCTTAGATATTTGATAACCTGATATTAGAGCAGACTGATCTTCCTTTACCCATTCTCCTTGGGCAAATCTATCAAAAGGAGTACCACATTTATGACAATAACAACGAATGTCAAGTGGGCTATTTTTATCCCAATCAGGATCTATAGTCACCCAATGCAGCGAATCTACTTTCATTACTACATTTTTGAAGAAGTCGGGATTAATCCACTCCCCACAACTCTCGCATTTGATAAACCATTTTTTCTTATCACTTCGCCTATAGTGAACATCAATTCCTCTGTTCGGAAAGGTAGGATTACTAACACGGAACTGTTTTTTTCTGTCTGAATGTGATAGCCTTTCCTCGCCCATTGCCAATGTTGTTCTATCACATCGATCTTCCTCATCTACAATATAAGTGTCTGCAGGAAATTCAGTAAACGGTGCAGGAGAATTGCTGCCAGCATAAGCTATTACTCCCCTACCTACGTGCTTAAGGGATACTGATTCCGCCGATTTTGTCTTCCCTGCTTCCCTGTATAGCTGTTGATAATAAGGTGTATACAAGACTGATCTGTCCCATCTGTTTTGAACAAACCTGTTCTTGAGATCTATAGTAGGGAGAACATAAAAGACACTTCTTCCTTCCTTCGCCTCCACTAATGCCTTGACAATTAACCATTCACTTACCCCACATTGTACAGATTTCTTGACTGCTATGAAATCACTATCATCAAGATACAAGTCCCTAAGATATGCATGCCGCTCAAATGTAAGATGTTTGTTTTTATGAGTTTTATGATGATTGATAGCCACCCATAATGAGGGGTGGTTTTCATATAGGAAAGCATTTCTACTCTGTAGATCTTCTGGTGACAATACTAAATTCACGGGCAATCCTTTCTTTATCATATTCTGGTATTTGGAAGGTATGTTTTTCTTCAGTTATGGCAGTTGGTGCACTTATTGCCAACCTTATATTTTGGTGTGAAGTTTTTACTGTATCACTTGCATATTTTAAGGTTTTGACTAACTCCCTCATATTTTCAACTGTTATTGGATCACTGTCACCCTGTTCTATCTTATCTACCTGGTCACCAATAGCATGAATGATCTGTTCACTTACTGCTAATACTTCAAGATCAAGTACTGTTGCCCTGTCTGCAATTTCCTTCGCTTTGGCCGCCATATTACTATCAATTTCTTCTTGTACATTATTATAGAAATCCTTTAATTTAGCTTGCCATTTGCCTAATCTTGCTCTCGCTACTACTGCCCTTAGTGGTATATTATATCTTTCAGCAAGATCATTGTATGAAGATGATGTTGTTATATATTCATGTTCTACTACTTCCCATTGTACTATTTCGCCACTCTTTTTTGTTGGAATAACATCTATATCAATCATAATTTCTTCCTAAACTTTAAATAAAATCAGGAGGGATAAAATTTAAAATATGCGCGATTACGTCAACCGTCCAACTATTCCCTAATGCATGATATCTCCGTGAGTTTGAGACATGCGCCGTGTAGTTATCTGGAAATGTTTGCAATCGTTCACATTCTAGCGGTGTTAGTTTTCGCCATGTGATATTATCTATTGACGTTTTAGGTTCTTGATTTCCACCGCATACCGCAGTCAATGTCGGACTTTTGCCTTGCGTCGAATATATACGCTTTATTGATTCGTTGCCTTTAATGTCCGCAGTTCCTATTTGAATACATAAACTATCCTTTGCAACCGTTGACAAGCAATTTGATTTTCCAGTTTCATTTATTTCCAATCGTTGTTCAGTCGGTGCGCCGGTCGTGCGGTCTGATGAGTTTTCTGGATTACGTCCACGAAATGCGCCGCCGGTAATTTGTATATAATTGTCAGTAGATCCGCATTTCGCCATTCGTGAAGTTAGGCAAAATCCTTTTCTGTCATACGGTTCTTTATGCGGATTAAACTTTCCTTTCCATGCTGTTTTTTTGTTATTAAATCCATCTACTAACTTTTGAGTTATACTATATCCGCTTAGATTATCCTCAATTATATCTTTAAGCAAAATCCCTTTATCTTTTGGCTGATCTACTCCTTCAATATTTGTCCAGTACAACCGCCGTCTATTTTGAGCTGAAACCAACGCGCTATTAATCTCAATTGGCTCAACACCCATTAAATCAGATATAACTTTTTGATATTCTTTTTTCATTTTAACGTTTTCGAGCAAAAAATATTTTGGTTTATAATGTTTCAAAATATCAACGAATGTAAAAAACAATGCAGAACGCGGGTCATCAAAATTCAATTGTTTTCCGGCAAAGCTAAAACCTTGGCAAGGCGAACCCCCATAATTATATCGGGCTTTTCAATATTCCAATTTTTCCAATTCGTTATTGATCCCAATTGAATTATATCGGGATAATTATTTTCAGAAATTTTAATCGCATATTTATCTATTTCTGAGGAATAGAATTTTTTACTTTTACTCCGACACGTTCAAGCGCAACCCGCCCAGCAGATATTCCATCAAATAATGACAACACATTCATATCTTTGGTTCGTCCTCGACTTTAATTATTTTATATACTTTTTCTTCATATACCCAAATTCCTGCTTTTATTCTATCCCCATCCACCATTTTACAAGCATATATTCCCAATACAAAACCAACCACCGTACATAATATTCCAACTAAAAATATCATTCTTTTCCTCCCGTATATTTATCTGCTGCATTTCCACATCTTCCTCTTTTTACTGATACAACTGGACTTGGCCACATTGCAATCATTATACCACCACATTCAGGACAAACAATTACACAACCCATATCTTGTACATCCTTTTCCAATATATATTTACATAATTCACAACGAAAATCCAAATTCATTCTGTTACCCCATATCTACTATAAATTTATTTGGATCTTTTATATATTCTTCTCTTAATTCTTCAAACACTGGTAATAATATTTCACCCATCTCCTCATTTGTTAGTATCTTATTGTATAAATTACCTTATTCATCGCTACACCTTCTAAATCCATGTATTTCCATTACAATTTCCTTTGTTCTTTAGTCATGCCGTCTGATTGCCAGTGTTCGCAACATCTTGCTGCAATTGTTTTCATGCCATGTATAAATTCAACTTTTTTACAAGTTAATAACCATTCACAAGTACCGCAGCACTTCAGATTATCGTTTTCAGATTCAAGTTCGTGTATTCTAGTTAATTGTATTTCCAACTGACCATGCAATTGTGAAAGCATTATAATGTCTATGTTGCTCACATCCCCTCGCTTTTAGGCCAATAATAATCTTTATACCCATCAGTAATAAGTTTTATACTTCGTGTGCATTTAAGCTTACATCTATCTTGGAAATTGCAATCTACTTTGCATCCATTATCCCACGCCTCAAGTTCGGATATGGCTTTATCAATCTTGGCGAGTTCTTTTTTATAATTCCCAATTGTATAAATATTTTCATATTGTACCAAATTTATAATTAAAATCCCATATTGTTTTAATAGTTTTATCGTATCTTTATTCATGAGTTACCTCTTCATCGTCAATTTCCTGTTCGTAACAAACTTCACATACTATCCCACCATTTATACTTGGCAGACCGTCGTCAAAAATTTCAATTCCACATTCATCACATGTCATCCCCATCCCTCTCTATGATAATTGGTTAAGTATGTGCTTTATAGTTAGCTCAAACGCTACATCATCCACGTAATGAGTCGGCAAATCCGTAGCGTGCATATCATCCAGCAGTTTGCGGATATCGTCTGCTTTGAATAATTCATTCGGTAAATCTGGAGCTGGATATTTATCCGATTCTATCACCCTAAAATTCTATTGTATGTGTAGCTCTTCACCATTTCTCATCTCCTTTATCATATATGTTATATTTACGTTGAACAAGAGTAAACCAGTCTGGTGGGTACGGGTGCATCGTTGTTCTGTATTGTTGTAAATATCCGCAGTTTTGGCACGTTCTAAACTCTTTGTTTATGTCTATTGTCGATACATTAGTCCAGTATTTGAATCTATGCCCAAATATTTTACATAGTATATTGTTCATCTTCTCCCTCCGGCTTATCATCAATTTCGATACATAATGGGCATCTTGTAGTTGTCATATCACAATGTTCATTTTTTAAATGCTGTACGCTATAGTTACATGCTTTAGCATTTCCAAAAGAGCACTCTTCAGATATAGGACATATCATCATTTTCATATCACTCACCTATCCTTTCAATTGGTTTACCGCAATTACAAATTTCTTGCGCCGGTTCAACATTACCGTACGATATATTTAATCTACACTCAGATTTATAAAATGTTAATTCGCCATCATAGTCACTAAATTCCCACTTACAAGTCTCTACTGGCTTGTCGGTAAGTGAGTCGATGAATTCAATTACACATTTAAAAGCTGATTCAGAGTCTTGCGACCATCCTCGACTCTTACAATATTCCCGTATCTTATTCAGTTTATCTTCTGCTGTCATGGTTTAACCTCACATCCTTCTTTCACCACATCTATTATCAAAGCCATTCCTTGACAATTCGGGTGCAATCCGTCACCAAAATAATTAGGCCATGCCACGTCGGCTGTAAAATATTCAGGTACTTGATGACCTTCAAAAGACAACAATGTATGACAGTCAACAACCACAACACCAACATATTCCTTAAATGAATTCATAAATGCATTGATGTCTCCGATCATATTTATTTGGTGTTGTGTTGTTCCCTCTTTTTCATCTGGTACTAGATTTACTATATAAACCACTGTACCGGTCTTCAGTGCATTTTCCACTAAAGCAGTATAATGACTTGTTATGGTTTCAAAACCATGATTACACAACACGTCATTTATGCCTAGATTTATGACAACATATTTCGGATGTGATACAAATGCAGCTTGCCAATTTCCACCATTCACAGTGTCTTCTATACAATCGCCACCATGCGCTCTATTAGATATGGTAAGACTTTCGTCAAACCTTCTATACATGATAGAATAATTAGCCATATTTCTCGCAATACTATCTCCAACAAATGCAATTTCATTCACATGCTCTCCGGAGTATTCTTTTAATGTGACATCATCATCAAAAGTATCCCTATCCTGTTCAATACATCCTGACATCAACACCATGCACACAATTACAACTAAATTTTTCATATGTTATTCTCCTCAATCACTTGAATCAATTTTATACTTAAATTTGCAAATGTCACACGACACTTCAGTAACATGTTTTCTTATCAGTAAAAAATGTTTTGTGTGCATCAAAGTCATACACTGTTGTACTTCATCTGGAATCACTGACCAACCATTTATATAACCAAAATCTTTCTTTTTTATTTCTTTTGTTTGCATGGCATCTCCTTACAATTCACCTTTAAAATTTTATACATTGCGCCAGAACTGTAAAAAACTGGATTGTCGGTATCGCAAGAGTAGCATATTTTTATATCGGACAATTTACTATATACTCCATTGAATATCACAATTACACCCACTAAAAATACAAACACCAACACCAACAAACACAAATCATCCAACAAAATTTTGAACATGTGAAACCTCCAAATCATTAGTGCATTTACCACATGAAGTACATTTTATATTTGGAATACTTTTATTTTTATAATGATCGTTAGAATAACCCGTTAAATTTTTGCGTACAATACCACAAAATTCACATTTAGCATCGAAAGCATAACCCCTATTTGTCCAAGCATACTGTTTTATTGCCTTCATTTACACCTCATAAAATTTCATATTTTTTATGATTCTGCATATCATGCATTGTTTGCAAGAAAGTTTTAGCTGCTGGATTGATACTAATCAATAGTTTTTCATGGAAGTCTTCCCACAGTTTTTCATAATTTGTTCTTGTTTGACGTTTATACAAATTTCTCTCCCACCCACTTTCATTAAAGACATCAACTGAAGTCAAGTTCCCCCGTATATCAGTCGTGCAGGTTATTATGTTATTGTCCGATAAATTTTTATCTTTAATTATATCCGACAATTCATTTATTATTGATTTTGACAATTTCATTATTTTCCTCTCATTATATATTTATATCGAACAATTTATTATATACGTACAAAACACCACTATTAAAAACCAAAATACACACCAAAATTCTATAAAATCCCATCATAACACAACACTTCTTACATCTTCGCTTTATCCAATACCCATTTTAGCACCTGATATTCGAGTTTAGTTGTCTCCGGATAAAGATGTTTTTGTGCATTGCATTTTTTCATATACGCCTCTACTGCTTCATATCTGGATAAAATTTCCTTTTCAGTTTTCATCTTTATTCTCCTGTTTTTTTATTTCAAAATGCAGTAACATTAACAAATTAGTCGATGCATGAGCCAAATGAGATAACCCACTTTCAGCATCCACAACTTCTCCCATATGATGGGCATATACATGTCTAAGCAACGCATCATAATAACGACGCGGAGCATCATCTACTTTTTGCCAATTATCCACACCATATTTAATTGCCCCAAACTCAAGTACTTTAATTACTTCCATCATAGATTCTAATGGAATAAGGGAGGGTCTCATCTTTCCTCCATCATGTTTAATACCTTTTTCCATTGATTTTTCCTATGTCTA